TGTTATATCCTCCGTATTTATATCTGTCAAGTTACCGTTATTATACAAGAAAACGGGAAATTTTTCTACAAAAAACACATAAATTTTATTGAGGTTTTTTAAAAAAGTTACATACGGCTTAAAAATGGCTTAAATACAGGCTTATTGTACTGTAATTTTATTCACACAAAATCAAGAGGCTTCATATTCTGCCCCTTTTTTGCCCCTCAAAACAAACTGTGATGTTGTGGTATAGTCTATAAGCAGGCATTCTTTTTCAATGTCTGCTTTTTTCTAAAAATATTAAAAAAAGAGCAGGAAACCCCGAGTCCTTTTCCTGCTCTTTTTTAATTTACTTTTTGCACATCTTGTTTACGATTTTTTGTACGGCATTGTAATCATAGCCAGCCGCTTCCAAACGTTTCTTTCTTTCAGCTCCATTCCCCCACTTACCACTCTGCACCTCTTTTGCAATTTCTGTATTGCTCTTTTTCTTATTGCCCTTGCCTAACGGTGTACAGAACCAAGTCTCGTTTTTGCCTTGTCCAGTAATCCTGTTAAGATCTATTTTGTCTGAAATTCCAGGGCATGTACATTTATCGCTGAACTGATGCAGGTCAACACCACGATGGCACGGATATTTAGAACTGTATGTACCGTTATTCCGGCCGTATCTAGCTTCCCACCAAAATGTGTTGCTTCCTCGTTTCGAAATCACTGTACGATAGCTAGCATGGTCTGCGTACATATGATAAATTCCACACTTATAACCAAGTCCTTCAATATAGTCAAGAGCTTTCTGTACATTACCCGCTTTGTTGCCGCATTCTACATCGAGAATGTAGCCTACGAAATACTTACCGATTAATTTCTTGCACGTATTTACCATAAACTTCGCCTGCGCTAATTCGTCACCTTTGTCAAGGTATGTGTACAGCCAGTATGGAATCTTTCGTTTTTCGCATTCGCTGATAATCTTTTTTAATGCACTGTCCACAAAGGTAGTGCCCTGCGTCGCCTTTGTGATGATGAAAGGACAGTTGTTCTCAATTTTGTTCCAGTCTTTGACCGGGTGATGGTGTGAAATGTCTGGGTAAAGTTTGCTCATAATTATTCCTCCTCTGGCAATTCGTCTGTCATATCGCTTAAAAACTTCTGTATCCACTTTTTGATTCTTTCCGGTACCGGCAATCCGCACAATGTCATATTTTTCAAAATGCTGACTGCTTCATAAAGAACAAAAAGCAGACAGAAGAATTCGCACACACCAAGTTTCTGAATGCCTAATAATTTTATGTACTGCTCTGGAATCATAAAGAGAATATTAACGTGCATGATAATATCTACAAGCATCAGCAAACCAACACTGAGCAACATGGCTGCCTTTCTGATTGCCCCGTCAATTCCCACGCACGAATTAAACTTGTGTTCTTTAATTGCCCGAAGCACTCCCAGGATAGTGTCTAATACGACAGCGATTAATAAAATTTCAAAAAATGAATTTCCGGTAAGTAATTTCAATGTTTCCTGAATCATAATCTTCCCCTCCTATTTCTCAGCAAAAACTAATACATTACTCCATCTCCCTGGATAGTTGCCGTACCATGCACGGATTTTTACATAATATTTTCCATGCACCATTTCACAATCATCTTTCTTGCAATCACACTCAAAAGCTGCCCAATGGGCTTTTGAGGTTCCGGAAAATTTATATATGTAAGTCTTTGTCTTGTTTTTAAATTTCGGGTCTCTCGAAAATTGATTCTCGAATCCGGTTGCCTTTTTCACAGGGGTCCACTTGTACTCTATGACTCTCCTATCTTTTTCACTGTCGTATTTGTTCTGCACTGCTGTTGCCTTAGGCCGTGGAGATACCGCTGCATAAATCATGTTTCTATAATCATTTCTACTAACAGTCCTTGCTGAAACATTTGACGGAATAATCATTCCGGCTACAAGCAGCATTGCTAACATTAAACATAATTTCTTCTTCATAACTTTTCCTCCTACTTTACAACAATTACGCCTTTATACTTTTCGTTCGTACACCTTCGTGCGTTTTCTTTCTCAACAGTTACTACACTTTTCTTTCCGTCCGAAAACCTCCAAATCTTTCCCGTTTTTGAGTCCACAAGCAATACCACGGTATGAATCGGGTTGCCCTCTTCAAACAGTACCATGTAACCCTTTCGCAGCTTTGCTTCCAGCTGAGCATTTGTCAAAGACTTATAATATGTCGCAGGCTTACCAGAGCAAATCTGATTAATGCCTTTTGCAACCTGCATCAGAGGATACTTCGCTCCACGCGTTAGTTTTTTTCGAGCATACTGTAAGACCTGTTGCATGGTTTTCTTTACGCCCCGAAATCTTAAAGCCATGTAGAATCCTACAAGGCTGCATCCATGGTGTTGAATAAAATCACTCTTGAAATCATGCTGACTTGGAACAGGAATCTGTCTTCCATTGTCTAAAATAATTCGCCATGGATATTTCTTTTTGCTCTTCTTATTTTTGTTTGCTGCTGTTCTCACTTCAATCACCTCCTTGAGAACTAAAAAATACACAATAATATCAATAAATATCATTGTGTATCATATAAAATATTATATAATATACTATATCGACCCTTTAGGATCGTTTTTTTAATTCCTTTCAATAGCCGCCTATGGCGGCTATTATTTTTACAAGTGTTTCTCTTGAATAAATTCCTGAATTGCTCTAATATGAGTAATTAACTCACTATCAATTGCTATAAAGTTTCCTTTATTATTCTGGCTTTTAATGTTTCCTTTTTCATCAACCTCTGAATATGTATAGGCAACTCTATCCCCTTCTCCTGTGATCAGGTGCGTAAATGATGTTAGCTTCTTCATTATGCTACCTCCAATTCTTTATAAAAATTATCTACCATCTCTGCTGCTTCTGATGCGTAATCTATGTCAGTAAAATCTTCCTCATCGAAAATCTCAAGTCGTTCCGTTTCGTAGTCCTTTTGACGTGCCTTTATCTCCCAAGCAAATTTCAGCCCCGGTGTGCCAGCAACTTCAAAATAGGTATCTTCTTTTTTCTCTATCCACGCATCCCCTTGTCCTTCTTTCTGCAAAAATACTTGATACTCAATGTTCGTAACTATCGTTTCGGAAAAGATATCATCAATCATGATAATGCACTTTCCGTTTTCGTCTAAAACAGCTTCGCCTACATCGCCGAAGACGGGTGACGGCATTTCGTAGCAATATAGGCTACGCGTTGCATAATTCTCAGTATCTACTATTCGTTTTTTTGTTCCTGTGGCATTAAGGTTTTTTGTTGTTATACCGACAGGTTCTATTTTCGTTATATTTCCATTATTATTATTTTGTACCGTTATAAAACCGTCCCCAAGTGTCACTGGCTTATGCCCATCCTTTACTTGTAAGGTTGTTGCTCCACTTCCGCCAGCCCCGCTGAATCTGATATTTCCATCTCCATATTTTAAACTTCCATTGGTATCTATTGCTAAATATCCCAGCGAAAAAGCACCTGTTTTTTCTATTGTACATTTTGTTCCTAATACGCAAGAACCGTCTGATTTTATCTTTGACGTACCTATCGTTACATTTCCCAATTTGTCAACCTTGAAGTTTGTTCCTAATGCACATGAGCCATCTGAGTTTATTTTAGAGGTACCCGCTGTCATATTGCCGGCCTTATCTATCTTAAAATTTGTTCCAAATATACAAGAACCATCTGAGTTTACCTTTGATGTGCCTGCTGTCACATTACCAGATGCATCTATTTTAAAGTTTTCTCCTAATGCGCACGAGCCGTCTGGATATAGATAAGTCGTTCCGAATCTGGCTTTTCCGTTAGAATAAAGTACAAAACTTCCATAAAAAGTAGAGCCTTCTCCTGTCTTTTTTTGACAAGATAATATCCAACTGCTATCCGGGGCGCTTTGCAGCGGCGGTTGAAAATATACTCTATATGTAGTATCGCCCGATGCAACATCTTTATATATTGCTGTATTATCTACATTCCAGCCGCCAATTATCGCTTTTTTAGTTTCTACGCTTCCATCTGTATTAATTTTGAAATAGTTGTTTGCCGTTACTAAGCCTTCTAGTTTTATTAAGCTACTATTAATAGTAATTCCCTCTGTAGACATATTAATTTGACTAATGAGTGAAGATTTATCTGCTTTGTCAGCCCACTGTGCGCTTTTTGTAACTGTAGCTACAATTGAAGAATCTGTTATCTTGACAGAAGCTTCTTGTTTCCATGTCTCTAATGCGGATACTCTATCTTTTGCAGAGTTTAGGTCGCTACTAGTTGCATAATTTTTTAATAACTTGTCCGTATTGGCATTCGCAGAGCTTTCTGCATTTGAAGCATAACCTTTTGCTTGTTTATCTAAATCACTTTTCGTAGAAGATAGAATTTCCGAGGTGACATATGTTTTTGATATAGATAACGAAATTTCGTCTACTGCCGCTTTAATAGCTGCATTCATTGTTTCTGTTGTACTGTAATCATTACTTAGTCTAGTACTAACCTGTGAAAGATTTGCCGATAATCCATCTACGGTGGTTTTATACTCAGACAACTTGCTATCGAGTGCTGTGTACTGCTCTGACACGGAGTCATATTTTGTCACCATCTCAGAGTACCGCTGTGTAAGTCCTGAGACACTCATATCTAACTTTCCAAGTTTACTGTACATTGTAATTCCGCTGCTTTGCAGTTCTTGAATCTCGCTCTCACTGATGAGGGCTGTTATCTTTCCTTGTATAACAGACACGGATGTCTCTGCGGCTAGAAATTTTCTTTTTATTGCATCTTTAGCAAATATGTTTACTTCTTGTTCTAATCTCATGTTTTCTACCTCCTTCCTGTATTCTTTTGTGAATCAAAATAGTAATTTTTGCACTGGAATTATCAATAATTCTGTATGCAATTGTCGTTATGTGAAATCAGGGAAAATTGTATCAATTTGGTTCGGTGCGGCGATAGTGCAATTAGAACCGAATAAAAAATATGAAGTTGCTGCTCTCCCTGATTTTATTAAAACAACCGGAAATTTTGAAACTGAGATAACGGGCAATGGCCGGAAGTACAGAATCGGATTCACCAGTAAGCAAGTATTAACCCTTTCCTTGTTAAGTGAAAACGATGGAATAGCGCCCTTTGTTGGAGCAGGCTTCTGTTATTCCATTATACTTTAAATAGTAAGACTTTCCCTACTCGATTGACCGATGCATTTCAAGATACGCTGCAAACGGGAATCTCTATCGCAACTTATGTAACTCAAACGGCAAATGCTCCAAGTGAATACGGAATAATATTATATCTAGCTCATAACAAAGATTCCAACAAATGGTATATCGCTATTGCCTTTGGAACAGCCACAAATGAAGCTTTTATTTCTAGAAAAATAAATAGTGGACCCTGGAGCAATTGGGAGAAAATTTCTGTTACAAAATAGTAACCTGCGTATTGAGCGAAATATTCCAGATCTCAATATAGATGTTTCTAAATATATTAATTCAAAAATTTCTATTGCTTTGTTTGCTGTACAATCAGGTACGCTAAATCGCCCAGCTGAATCTACCGGTTATGTAATGTGTTTCTTCTGGCATCACGGAGGCTGGTGCACTCAATTATTTATTCCTGATTACGCAGGAAGAAATATAAAAATCCGAACACACGCCGACACTTATTGGAGTGATTGGATAAATATTAAATAGTAATTTTTGCACTGGAATTATCAATAATTCTATATGCGATTGTCGTTATATAAAATCAGGAAAAAATGTATCAATTTGGTTTGGTAGCGCAATGACGCAATTAGAACAAGATAAAAAATATGAAATTGCTACGCTCCCTGATCTTGTTAAAACAGCCGGAAATTTTGAAATAGAGATAACAGGCAATGGTCGGAAGTACAAAATTGGAATCAACGGTAAAGAGGTATTAACCCTTACTTTGCTGGACAAAAACACTGGGGTAGCACCCTTCGTTGGAGCAAGCTTCTGCTATCCTATTATACGCTAAATAGTAAGGTCCCTGTTATCCATTTTGCAAATGGTAGCCTACTTGAACATCTGGAAAAATATGTGCAAGAAGAAAAAGACCGAATTGCACTCATTGCTACCCGAAATAACGTGACGGATACATATATGTTTTCTTGTGGCTTATTCTTGCAAGCAGGCGAAATATCTACCGTGATAATGGTAAATTATCAAAATTCAGAAGTTTCGATTATCAGCCGATCTCGTGGAGGCAACTGGAGAGAGTGGAAAAAGTTATAATACTGTAAGCTTAAATAGTAAGAGTTTTTCCGTGAAAAAAGTATCGAGTTCAGAGGCTGTTTCCTTGCTGGACGACATCAAAAGCAATTGCATACTTTCTAATAACGATAATGAAAAATCATTCATTGCAATCTCACTGTTTAACTCTTGGTACGGATATCAGATTATGTTTTCCGGCGAATCCGGAAACATTCGGTTTCGGACGTACTGGGGAGGTAATGGATTCTCCGATTGGAATACTCTTCCCATTTAGTCTAACAGCCTGCTTCTCCTCTTTTTCCTTATCTTCTCCCTTAAATTTCTTTTTTTCTTTCCACGCAAAATAAACCGCCATCTCTGCCGGTTTGAAAAATCAATATAAAATCATTGTCTCAGGCTATGTAGCGTCTGAAAGATGCTTTTACGTTTTCCTCGCTAACAGTTACATAAAGCATAGTCGTGTCTGGTTTCTGATGACCTGCGTAAGCTTGAATTTCCTGTAGTGGAATACCACGGTTCCCAGCATCCGTCAGGAGTGTTCGCCGAAATTTATGCGGATGAGCATGAATTCCAGTTTTCTTTCCTAGTGTCCTTAGCATTGATTGTATTGCCTGTTTTCCTAACCGATTGTGAGGTTGCTTATTACTTACAAATAATGCCGGATTCATATCTGTTCTTGCAAACAGATACTTTTTCAGATGATATGCACATTCATCTGTCAGATACACCTTCCGTTCTTTCTTTCCCTTTTCTCCGTAAATAATCACCTCTTTATTGCTCCAGTCTATGTCATTTCTATTAAGCCTTATTACCTCTCCTATTCTGGCCGCAGTGCTATACAGAAATTCCATGATCGCCACGTCTCTCTGGGACTCTGCATTACACCTAAGATGTTCCATCTCTGCGGCTGTAAACGGTTTTTTGATTGACTGCGGCACCTTTATTTTTTTCAATCGCCTCATAGGATTCTTTTGAATATATCCTTCATCCGACACCCACGCAAAGAAGCTACTCAAATAACGTCTAATCGTATCTAAGTAGCTCATTGATATTTTTCGTGTCTCTTGATACATTGCAAGATAATACCGTATGTCGTTCGTTGTTATATCTTGCAGCTTTTTATTCAATGTTGTTATGAGTCGTGTTACACAATCATTGTAACTCTTTAATGTTCCCTCACTGCAATTCTCTATCCTCTTACTTGCCAAGAACGTTCGAAGAATTTTCTCCCAGTGCCGCTCCGAAGTCACTAAGTCTGTGCACTCCTGCTTTACTTCAATATTGTGAAATTCTAGAACCAATACGTTTTCAAGCTTCTGTAGTTGCTCGTTGTCTAATATCTCTTGCATTCTCATCAATATTTTACTTTGAATCTTCTCAATTTCAGTCATAAAAAGCACCTCCTATGGCTTAATTTTGCCATAAGAAGTACTTTGTTCACAAATCAATGGGAAGAGGAAAAATTATAACTTTGTCAAAGAAATTGTTACGTAAATATTCTTAGTGGTAATTTTGAGAGTTTGATAATCAACCCAGGATATGATTCCTTCTAAATCCGACATAAATGGAGCGATAAGTCCACTGCTCCCTTCGCCACTTCCAGTGACAATGATTGCCGCGCGAGTTCTTATGATATTTCCTCCTGCAACTTCGGCGCAAGTTAATAAATAGCATTGTAGTTTATCTAATACATAGGTTTTTTCGGCATTCCTTGCTAGAAAACCATTCATGACTCTTTCGCTACTTCTTCGTGTCTTACTATTTTGTAAAGTTTAATTGCTTGCATCCGCGCCGGTTAATGCATACCATCCGTACCAAGCCTTATCATGATATGTACGAAAATAAAGTGTATTACGCTTCCTAAAAGGAGATATAGCAATTTCTAATTTTCTAGTTGCAAATCTTTGCACATGTATTACAAACCAGAAATGTGCTGCAACGGAAGTATCAGGGGCACCTGGATCAGAAGAAGGTGTAGTATCACCATATGAAATAACATAAAATCCTGTCCTTTCGTTTTCTATATCAGCAAAAGATGAATTAATCTTGCGCTCCATAACAGCCTTACTATTTTATTCGGCAGAGAAGTACTTCCAGTCTGTCCAAGCATTGCTATTTCTTTTTCGGCGTATAGCAATCTTATCACTTCCGAAAGAAAAAGCAAGCTGACAGTTAAAAGCATTGTTCGGATTCTGTTGAATAACAATACACCCATTGCCGCTGAGACCTTCAGGAAGGCCAACAGGATTGACTGATGTTCTCAATATTATTGCATTAGGAGGACTATCTAAATCATTTATACCTGTCGCAACAATCTGAGAACCCTTACTATTTAATTCATTAAGAGCCGCTAGTAAAGTCTTATTTCCCTGGTCTAAATTAAAGGTCTGTGAGGTCAGGTTTGATAAGATCTGTTTTGTCAGATTTTCAAGGGTAATAATTCCTCCCTCGTTCGTATCTGGGTCTAAAAAAATGAGTTTTTTCCCGGTTGGGATCGTTGTTGTTTCTGCGAGTGTGTTTGCGTTTACTCCATCTGCTGGTAATGACATAATATTTTCCTCCTATTCTTCGACATTAAAGCATATTGCTTTTTTACTCAAGATGAGTATTTTGCCGTTTAATATTAATGCTAATTGTTTATATTTTGTAAAGCGTCCAACTACTGTTCCGCCGAACATATAGTCTTCATTATTTACCGTTATCTCGTATCCATATCCTAAGAATTCCTGGCCGGATTCTGTTTTCTTTCGCCAGGAGTAATTTTTTTCCGGATATTCTCTTGTGATATCTTTGCCTGCTTTATACAGCACTGCTGAGATTGTAGTGGTCTCATCTCCGTTATCAGTACACTGTGTGTTGTATATCAGTGTTTTATCAGATATTTCTTCGACTTCACTTGTTGTCTCACTTAAAGTTGCCCGGATGCCTTCGAGTCCTGTTTCGATGCTTGTCATTTTCTGACTTGCATTTGAAGCTTCATTTTTTGCCGATTCTACGTCTTCGCTCATTTGAGTGTAGACTTGATTTAGTGTCTGATTCTTTTCATCAAACCAGATTCGGCTGCTATTGATTGTCTGAACACTGTTATTGATTGTTGTAAAGAGGCTGTCGATGTCTAACTTATTTGCTGAGATTGCTGCATCATCACTGACCATCTTATTTACAATAAGTCCATCTGCAATAGCCCCCTCTTTGATGCCTGTAGAATCAAGTAAGATACCTTTTCCCGTCTTGTCGAAAAGAGCAAAAGTAAAATCTCCATTCGCATCCCGTCCAGCTTGCATTCTTATTATCCCGTCTGCATCTTTCCACTGTTGCGTTGCGCCTTGAATCAGGATGCCGCCATCGTCTGATAAGATTCTAAATTTATTTGTGCTGATATCTCCAGCCAGTAAGTCCGAAATAGAAACCGTCTGCATAACTGCTGTCCGGATTAAAGCTGAGTCAATCACAGCGTTTTCAGATGTCAGATGAATGTTTTGTAAATCTCCTACTCCGGCATTACCCATGAGTACGTTTTTTAAATTTGCATATTCACCTTCCAGGATTCCTACTTTCTCGTAATCGACATCTAAATTTGTAATCTTTGCATCAATCGCTGTGAATTTATCTGCTGTAAGGTTCTTGAAATTGCCGAGTTCTCCGTTGATTTCTTGCACGTTTTCTTTTACTACGTCCAAATTTTTGATTGTTGCGTATGTTATTTTTGCAGTATCTACATCAAGCTTATTAATCATTGCAGTATCAATCATAACAAGCTGCGCATAATACCGCTCCATTTCTTTTGTCTGAGGTCCTTTATAACTGTCGTTTGTCTCATCTTCCGACAATCCGGCCGCCTCGATAGAATATGTTAAGCCTCCATCATATTCCCACTCCAATTTGGCTACAGGGACTTTATAAGACTCTCCGCTTAAATCTTCCACCGTGATGATGTCCCACACGTCTAATCTAGGGTCACCAAGCATTTTTAGTGTTCCCGGCATATAAGAGAAGCTCTTTAACTTCTGAAAGGCACCATCAAGTATACCCTGTGTCATGAAAGGATTGGAGAAACTTATTGTTCTTGCTCCACTTCCGGACGAAATAGAAATGCTATTTCCATCTTTGTCCTGGCCTGTGTAGCAGGTTAATCTGTCTACTGTGAATAAATAATCATTATGTTCGAAATTGTCCCAGTAGCGTCCCGTTCCTATGGTGTACTTATTATCTTCGTAAGTGTGTATTTCAATTTGCCCTTGCCTATTACATACAGCAAAGCCGGCATACATTTGAGCAATATAGGACAGAACCTCTCTGCAGCTATAACCTTTCGGAACCGACATTGAGATAGAAGAAAGCCCCGATGTCACCACCGGGACTTTTGTTATTTTTTCAATCCTTTTTAATATTGAGATTGTGTCTGTTGTTGTGCCATCTATCGAGAAAGGACGTTCCGTTTGCGTCATGCGGTCATATGCGGTGAATTCTATCTGTTCCTCATTTTTAGAAGGTTTGCCGGCGGTAAAGTAGCCGATTGGGACATATTCCTCTACGGAATCTATATCCATGCCAATTTGCAGCAAGAACTCTTTTCCCTCGATTGCGCCGGCGCAACTCATTGTTATGGAGACATATTGAGAAACGGTAGAACCGAGAGAAAAATCATCTTCTCCTTCGGAGCCGCCGGTAAACTTCACACTCTTTATATTCTCGATTGACACATCATCGCAAGTAACAAGGCACTTGAATGTTCGGGAATCCTGCTGTATCAAGTTGTCGAAAGCTTTAGTTGACTGATACACAGGACCACCTCCTACTCAGTCATGATACAAAGTGTATCTATATCAGAAAGTGTTAAGGCATCATAACGGGAATCATCGTATTTTTCGATATCTTTCTCTGAGATTGTATGAAGATTCACTTCCGTATCGATACCGAGAAGTTCTTCGAGGTCCTTGTTGAATGCCTGTTTATCTTTAAATACATAGTAGTCATCCCGAATGATCAACTCTCCTTTATAATCTTTTTCAGCATGTTCTTTGATGATTTTCTCGCGAGCGACATTATAGGCTTCTGCCGCTTCGGCAAGACTTAATATATTGCGGTGAACCGCATATCCAATCTTGATTGGGAGTTTCTTTTCTTTTAACGCTGTGCATCCATTGATAAAATTAACGATATCTCTATTCTTTAACTTCATCTGTAGTTCCTCCATCTCTTCCGTCTTCAATCTGATAAAGCATTTCATCAAATGCTGCCATATCCTTACGGCATTCTGTTTTATTTGCTTCATATAACTCTTTGTCCTGGATATTCTTGCTGCAGTTACTTTTGCCTGACTCTGGAATCTGTGCAGTCATATAGACTGCTGTCTTTCCGTCAATCATAGAACTATAACTTAACGTTGTTGATCTTGTTCCTTTTAACATAATGTTCTCCTTATTTCTCTATCAAGTCTACCGCTACCCCCTGATATGTTTTTACACCTTTGTAATAACTATAAACAGGGTAAGTCGGTGAGCCTGCGTAAAATTTCTTTGTCACTCTTGAATCTGTACCTGGGTCTGTGAATGTAACATTGAAAAATGCCGGCTTTATAGCTTTGTCTATTACCGTAGCTTGTTGTCTCGTCAGAGGTGGCCAGGCGCATTTTAAAGTATATTTCGTGGCAATAAGATCGCCAACCATTTCTCCGCTGGCTGCCCTTCCTGTATTTTTAGACCAGATTTTTTCTTTTGTGATTGTGAGGCCATTTAGCTTTAGGGTGGGCATTGTTACACCACCAATAATTAGCTCGTTACTCATCTGCCCACCTCCTAACTAAACACCGGTTTCCCGGTTGACTTTTGATACTGCTGCCCTTCTTTTCTGACGACTTTGAATAACTTTTTCGAATCACCTTCCAGATAGATATGTACATCTGTATTTTGATTCTTATCACTATTAAAGCTTTCCAAAGCATTTACCATCGCTTCAAATACACCTGCCCGGATAGCATCTACAATCTGATTATTGTTTGCAACTGCGTTCTTGTTTCCGATTCGTCCAACCATCTCTGGGCCGTTTTCTCGTGCGACAAACATCTCTCCCACATCAGGAAAACCTCCTTTTGCATACCAGTTAAGGGAAAATGAAGGGGTCGAAAAACTTAGACCTCCTACATTGTGACTATTCCATGTTGTTGAAATATGAGGAAGTTTAATCCTTACGGAAGCAAAGCCATCTGCAAAGTTCTGAATCGCATTCTTTCCGGTTTTATACAGGTTGGGGATTGCCTTTGAGATTTTCGAAGGAAGATTTGACAAAGTGTTGTTCATTGTCTTCCAGTTATTGTCCAGACCATTTTTTAATCCAGTAATAACCTCTTTGCCGCGGGAAGTTACCTTACCTTTCACATCTCCTATCTTCTGATAAATCTCATTTTTAATCTTCGCTACATGATCCAGTAAGTTTGATTTCTTTACCGCATTCCAGCCATTCTTTATGCCGGCGATTGCATCTTTTCCTTTATCTACTAGCCATTCTTTCGCATTGCCAAGCTTTTCTTTAAATTCACCTGGGAGCTTTGCTATCCACGAAAGGACATCTTTTATTTTATCCTTAAGGCCTTTCAGAAGTCCGCTAATAATATGAGTGCCCTGCTCTGCCATAACTGTTGATGGAGAATGTATTCCGAAAGCCTTTTTGAATCCATCAATGAATGGTTTGAAAATATTGTCTTTAATCCATTTGGCAATATTTTTTATTCCATCTTTGATTCCCTTTAGGATCCCTTTTGGAATGTTGCCGCCACACTCTTCTATTTTCTTTTTAAAATATTTTTGCGCACCCTTAACTGCATCTCCAATCAAACCGCCAAGAAGTGCTGCCAGTCCACCAAATGCCGCTCCTATCAGCTCAAATACCCTGTTTGCTATACCAGTCCAATCAATGTTCTCAAAAAATTTTTCAATGCCTTTTACTGCTTTGTCCCATTTTACATTTTCAATAGCAGTTATCGCAAAATCTAATATTCCCTTGATTCCATTCGAGAGTGTTTTTCCGGCCTTTGCCCAGTCAAACGTATCAAACAGACCATTTATTGCATCTGCAAGGGCTTTCCCGGCTTTCTTCCACTTGAAGTTCGTAACTGCCGTGTATACCGCTTCCAGGGCTGTATTCAAGCCATTGCCAATGGTCTTTCCTACAAGATTCCATTTCGTTGTCTTGATAAAGGCGTTGATTGATGTGACAATGCCTCCTACAACATTTCGGACTGTTTCCTGAATCAGATCCCAGTCAAGCCCCTCCATTGCGCCGTTGATGCCGTCACCAACCGCTTTTCCAAGAGAGTCCCAGTGAAAATTCTTTGCAAAAGTATTAGCAAAACTAAATGCTGTATTGAGTCCTTGAGAGATTGTATTTCCTACTAATCCCCAGTCTACTGTCTCGATAAAGCCATTTAGGAAGGTTGCAATACTTTTTGCTATCTTGTTGCACGTCTTCTTGATTCTATCCCATGGAATGCTCTCTAAGGCTTCATTGATTTTCTTTCCGACCATCTGGCCGATTTTCGTAAAGTCTCCTTGTGCCCAGGCATCCTTCAACATCTTGGCTAAGTCTTTGTATTTATTTGGGATTTTCACTGTCTCAAACATATCGTTTGGACTTAAACCGCCGCCAGAGGAATCGGAGGAGTTCTTATCATCCAGCTTATTGATCTCGTCAAATCCCATAAGGGTGCGCTGTAAATTTTTCGCCTTTTTCGAGCTCTTATCAAGACTTGCTGCATAATCCTGGTTAACTTTCTTCGCCTTGACGAAAGTTCCCTGTCCAGCCAAGCTTGCTGTAAGCTGTCCAAATGTGTTCACTACCGTGATGATTTTCTGAATGAGAGCGTTTAATATCGGTGTTATCACTGTAAGGATTGGGACAAATGCAGTGGCTAAGGAATTCTTAAGTTGTGTAAGTGATGACATTAATAGCGAAAGGTCTGCATTTGTCTGTTTACTATACTTAGACAGGTTCTGCATTCCTTCTTTTACGCCACTTAACGCTCCTTGTATGACAAAGCTCGCAAACATGAATCTCGCCGTCATACCAAGTGTGCTTAATATGCCTCTTAATCCTCTGCCGGACTGCCCCATTCCATTCATTGACTTTCTGGCTCGTCCTATAATAGGAATACCAGAGGTAAATTTCTGAATCAATGCGGCAAATGCTCCAGAAGTTCTTCTAATAACGGTTGACACAGAATTAAATACTGCCCTTAATCCTCCGACTGCTCTTTTGAGACCGCCCCATCCTTTTGAAACTAAATTTACCGCGGTCCGTAAGCCACCTAATGCTTTCGAACCAATGTAAGCGGTATTTTTAATCACTGTTCCAAGCACGGGGATATTCTTTACAGTATTACTTATAGACGAAGTAATCTCTTTCATTTTCGCTGGTATCTGTTTTAAAGAATACGATGCTGTAGCCCCTGCTGTTTCAAGTCCGCTACCGCTGCTTAATTTACTTGAAGCAACTCGCTCTGTATCTTGTCCTCTTGCAATCATAGTGATTCTGTCTGAATTATACCTGCGAGCCTGCCTCTGCGTCGCTGCTATCTGTGTGTCGATTCCAGAGGTATCTTCTTTCCTTGCCTGTAAATCACGTTTCTTTTGCTGAAGCTTCTCTAAAGATTTATTCGTTCGGTCAATATCATCTTTTATCCTTAAATAATCGTCTGTATAAACTCTTATCCCTGCCGCTAATTGCGCTTCTTTCACGTAATCTTTCATAGACTCTTTGAGTTCACCAGCTCTTATATCCGTTATTGTTGACTTGATTCTTTTGCCTACCTGTTTCCACGGGGCAGCCAACTTATCTCCAGCTGTATTTTTAAAACTGATGTTGTTCATCGCTTTCTTGATGGCATTACAAGCTTTCTTAGCTTCTGCCTCACTCTGGCTCATCTCTCTTTTGAAAGACTTCGAGTCTCCTTCTATCGTAACCTTTAATTTTGCAAGGTCTTCACTCATATTTCCACCTCCTTCCTTTCAAAAGTAAAAGCCAGGTTTACTCCCTGCTCTCAAATTGAGCGATACGTTTTCGCCAAGCTTCTTTGTATCGCTCTAATTCTTCCTGTTTTCTTCTTTCATCGTCTAGTTCTTTTTCCTTCGCAAATAGTTTAGGATAATAATCCCAGGCTTTTATTGCTTGCCCACCTTCTGAAAAAGCTGTGGCTAAGTTCCCTGTTATCGTTTCTGCTAAGATAAAATTATCCCATATTACTTGTTTTCTTCTTTCTTTTTCTCTTTTGTAGTATGCCTCTAAGCAATCAATGATTTCATTAACAGATAAACTCCAGAAGCGTTCCGGGCTGATGCCGGCATATAACGCTTCTGGATAAAGATACATCAGGTACTCTGTTGTGGTAGTTATTTCATCTCTTCCATGATGTCCTCCACCTGCTCTGCCGGGAAAAAACCCGAAACAACCAGTGTAGGGATAATGACTTTTGTATAAAGACTGAACTGATCTCCACCATCTTCCTCTGTCCACGTGTCATACAGTTTTTTGATTTTTGTATAACTCATGTTATGTTCCCAGTTTTCCATTGCCGCCTGAATGATTGTCAGCATAACAGAAAGGGGTGGGATTTCATCAATCATGTTTATGATGTTCTGGTGATATTTGTTTTCTACTCTTTCAACAGAACCTGCCTGCAGTTTCAACTTGTAATCTCTGCCTGCCACTGTCCAGTAGTGAAAAGGTTTTCTCTTCTTTTCAATCTCTACTACTTTTTCTTCTGTTTCATTTACTTCATCTAATCCGCCAAGATTTTCGTTCATCTTCTACCTCCTATGCTGGGTCTGTACGTTTGATTGACTGTACAGCGATAGTTGCTTCAAATTCGATTACACCGTTGACTCCACCGCCGGTACGTTTTACTGCTACCTGTCCTGTAAACTCTGTCGTTGTCTTATCCGGGAGGGTTTCCTGAAAGGTTAATACACTTCCTTTGTCTGCTGCATCGCTTAAAACTCTGTATGGAGAGTCTGCTTTACTGTTGTCGTACTTAAACTTGTACTTCATATCTGACAAATCTCCAATTCCCTTCTCGTAGACTTTGTGAGGGTCTGTTAAACAGGTGTTCTCTACTTTTTCAATATCTTCTCCCATTTCCGGGATTTCTTTTAATCCCGGAAGGTCCTTAAATGCAGAGTCCGCGCCGCTGGCTTTGTAGCCTAATTTCGTTCCATTTGCTAACATATGTTCGCCTCCTAATTATTCCAATATACAAGGTCTGAATCCATATCAATGATTCCCTCGTATCGCATTTGTTTATGTTTAAGCCCCGAAGGGTCGGGTACATCCATGCAGGCTGTTCGTACTAAACCAAGTGTTGCGATTTCTTTGTCCACCTGCATTGCTGTCTCAGACGTACTCTTGTTATGCCAGATATCAATGCGGTATCTGACTTTTGCTTTGTCTTCTTTGTTGTCTGTGCGTTCGATAACGCTGTTGTCTTCCTCGGTGTACTGAATCACCGGGAACTGCGCCCAGTTTGCAGGATAAACGTCTGTGACGTTATCTGCTACTTTACACAGTGCAGCGTAAATCTGGTCTTTTACATTTTTCATTTATTTTCCTTTCATTTCTGCTTTAAATCCTGTTCTAAATGCACTTAAGACTTCTTTTTCGTTATCCTTTAAGGCTGGATACATAAAAGGGTAAGCAGGATTACCTGTGCACTGATAAAAACGCCCCTGTGATGTGTCAATGTAAAACCAGCGGTATTTTTCTGCTACCCTTCTATCTACCTGGTTTTCATGAATCCACCACGGGGACATCTTATAAACTGGTGAGATATCTGGAGAAATCCCGGCATGATGTTCCTGTCCCTTTTTGCCTGTACCAAACTCAATATACGGGGCATACGCTTTATTTGTGTAACATATGCCCTGTACAGTGTCGCCGTTTTGCCTTACTTCTGTGTGGATGCTCTGTCTAAGTTCTCCGGTGTCTTCATGGCAATTTAATACTGCTGCCGACCTTACTATTTCAATCGCCTGTGCTGTTGCCTGCGTAAGGTTTGTTTGTGCAAGTTCTCTTAATTTCCTGCCGAGTTCTTCCATTCCTTCTACTGCCATAGGCTTTCCACCTCCAGCGTGAGAAAACGATATGGTTTTATCGCTACAACTTTATGGTCTGCTTTGTAGACGATCCTTGTTTTCGTGTGAAAAAGAACCGCTTTGCCACCCAAAATAAGAGCTTTGCTACCGATACATAATAGTTTCGGTTCGAAAGCTCTTTCTTTTTCTATCGCCTGATAGAGACTGATTCCATCAAGTTCTTGAATGTCAATGCCACTATCAAGAATATAGTGCAGGTGTCCATCTTCGTCTGGTTCAATTCTGTAACCTTCTGCTATGCGAAGATTCTTGATATAGTTTAAGCGACTGCCATATTGTTCCGCTTGTACTTTGCCGGATGTCGGCCAACACTCTCCCCGGAACGGCATATCTAAATCGTACCGTTCTGTTACGCAGCCTTCATTATCTTTTTCAACAATCCTCTTTCTGTGGTAATATGTATGTAGTCTATTCTCCCGAAGCCTCATAAACTTTTCCTCCCACACGAGCGAGCCGGTAACGGTTTAGGATGTCATAAATCTGTTTTGGTGCATCATCAAAACTATAAGACTCCCCACCCTCACTCCGGCTCTTTTCTCCTTCGGTACCTCGTCTGTTATAAGCAATCAGGGCAAGATCTCGCATTGGTTTTCTCAACTGAGGAATCAAATTCTTTCTGTTTGTGTAAGAAAGAACTGTTTCTTTTGCATCTTCTAAGAGGATTTCTAGCAAAGATTCGTCTGTGCATCCAGTAAGGGCTTTTAAGATTTCTACATCTTCTGGCACATTACTCCTCCTTTAATACATCAATAAGCTGCTGCTTATTTAAAGAACTTGTCCCCTCTAAGCCTTTTGATTTTGCAAGTTCTCTTAATTCCTGTACAGTAAGTTCTTCTAAGTTCTGTTTAGCTTCTGGGGTTTCTTCCTTAGATGGGGGATTCTCTGTTTCTGAATTGTCTTCTGCTGAATCAGAAGGAATTTCCTCTGTCTCTAATTCAGCATAGCCTCTGTTTTTCCACTTCTGAATATCTGCGCCTTCTGCTTCTCTTTCTACGTTTTCGTTAATTAATCTCATTATGATGCCTCCTTGATGCTGATATAGATAGAATCTAATTTGTTATCTAATACCCAGATGTCGTGGAAACGTCTGTAATCCATCTGCCATGCATTTAATTTCTGGTTTACTGTTGGGTCAAAGATACGCATGATATCCTGTTTTGTGACTGCGATTGGTGTGGTTACTGGGCAAATGAAGAAATTTAAATTCTTCGCAGATGTGCCTTTCTCGTATCCGCCCTTTTCCTGTCCAGAAGTTTTTCCATCATTTAACTTAATCGTGCTATACATACAGTTTGAAGGAGTTCCGATAATTGGAACTTTATCTACGGATGGCACCTCTGTCTGAATGCCTCCCTTAGAAAATGTTGTCACTCTGATTTTATCTGAAAGCTCCAGCTCTAATTCCATGATGAAATTTTCTGTTGCCTGACAGATTAACGGTCCATTGTAACCGTTTTCTCTTATTGCCTTGATTCCTTCTTTAAGCTTACGAAGAGCCGAAGTTCCTGTTCCTCCCGGTGTGTAACCTTTGCCAATCATGCCGGCTTTATTTGCCGTAAGAACTTCCGTTGCAATCTTCGAAATACGATACGCATCAATTTCGGGAATCACCTGTGTTCTCTGAAATTCTCCCATTGCCGCTCCTGCTGTCGGGATAAAGTTAGATTCATTAATATCCATTGGGTCTATCTGGAATAAACGTCCACGATCCTGCGTCATTTTTCTTGTTTCATACTCCAGCGTAACGGAGCCGCGCTGGTATCCAGCCTCACGGTCGTAATCTCCCATTCCCTGAATATTCATTTTGGGAATCTTAACTTCCGCTCCTCCGTTATAAAGTACCTGTCCAGCATTAGCATCCATCCATCCGGTTGTAGCTTCCCTTACCGCTATCTTATCAAGCATTGTCATGAATAATGTTGCTGTTGCTAATGTATTGATTGCCATATATTCTCACTCTCCTTTTTAGTTATAAATACCCATCATTGCATTGTAAACCTGCTTTTCAAGGTTGTCCTGTCCACCTGTCTCTGTTGCTTTCTTTGGCGGCTTATCGCCTTTTAATTTTTCATCGACTGCTGCTTCTACTGCCTTCTGGAAGGTATCTTTTACAGTCTGCATTGACTTTTTGCAAGAATCTGCATCCGTATAATCAAGAACCTCTGCAAGTTCTACTGGAAGACCATCAGAAGTTAAGGTATTTTTTGCTTCTGCCATCAGTTCCGCTCTTGCCACTTTCTGCTCTCTTTCAGAAAGTTCTTTGTCCCTTTTGTTCTGCATATAGGTTTTCTGTTCGTCTTTTGTCATTTTGGCCAGCTTTTCTGCTTCGGAAAGCTTATCATCTGTTAAGGCTTCCCACTTCTCCTGTGCCTTTCCTACAGCTGTATTCACTGCTTTCTGTACTCTGCGGTCAAACTCTGCCTGATTCCCTTCCTGTGCCAGAAAATCATCAAATGATACTGTTCCCGTCCCAGCTCCGTTATCGTCCCCACCTTCGGTTCCACTACCGTTTCCTGGATCAGCAAAAAACTGTAATCTCATTTTCATTTTGTGTTCGTGTTTAAATTCTTTCATTGTTCTTCCTTTCCGCCCAGCCAATTCACACTTGTGCCCAGACCATTCAGTTTTGAAGTTGCCCGTTTCTTTAACGTCTGACGGAAAAAGACATAAAAATAAGACGCTTCACCCTGCGTCTTTTAGGGAGATATTTGGATCACCTCCTACTTCTTGTTTGTAATTGTAAATGGTACAATAGATTCTGGAATATAATTTACTTCGTACTTATATTTGTTTACCTTTGCACCTCCTAAATCTTCAATCACATACATAGAGTCCCTGTTTAAACCAATAATCTGTTTCTTGTAAGTCCCGTCTTCCATTTCGCAGATTAAGCTGATTTTCTTGCTATCGGAAGCATCTAAGGAAAAGGCTCCGACAAGTTCAAATTCCACTTTGTCTGTTCTTGTGTTGATAACTGCAAATCTTCTTAAGACATTGAAGTTATCCGCTTCTTGTGAGACGTTATTGGATACCTGACTTGCTTCTGTACACCCCACTAATGCTCCTGCAGCTAACATTACTGCTGTTACTGCTGCTAAAATCTTCTTTTTCATTTCTGTGTTTCCTTTCCTTCCTTGATAATCTCCACCATACCCTCTTTTACAAGATGTTCGGCACGTTCTTTACTTACTTCAAAAACTTCGTCTTTTTCTTTGATCTTGTTTAATACAACATCGTTGTATCGTTTAATGACTTTGACTTTCATTGCATTCGTCTCCTCGTTGTGCTGGCGCAATTAAATTGTTAGGTCCGCATTCTCCATTACCGCTCTTGCTTCGAGAACTGCCATATAGTCCGACATGGCTTTAAGCTGCATATTATAAGTGCTGCGTGGGCAAGTAGGTTCGAAGACAAGTGTTCCCTCGTCCCATTTCTTGAGCATTCCTCTTAATCCATCAAAGCGGATTTCCAACTGCTTATATTCTGCTTTGAAACGCTCTTTGTAATCTTCACTCATCATGCCCACTGCTGTTGCCGGAAGTTTATTCTCATCGTATTCTCTATAAGCTTCCTCAAATGCATATGCCGGAGACCAACTTTCATAACCATCTGGATATTTTACCAAATAGCCGTTATCTGTTGGATTCTCGTCTGCCGGAATCTCCCGGCCTCTATACTTATTATAGTCACCGCGATTCATCGGTTTTGCTTCAATTACTTTTGTTCCAACATACTTTTTCATGTCTTTTACCTTCCTTTTCATATTTTTTATTAAAAATGAGTATAAAAATAGCACATTAAACACTCTTTTGTATTTAACGTGCTAATAATTAACAATTAAACATTTACCACCGAGGAGTAATGCCTTGCCACCTAAGACAAGGATATAAGGGTAAGTCTTTCTCACTCCCATTCGGTATAAAACATCTTTGTCTTTGCCTATGAATCCATATGCTACCAGCTCAGGCATTGTACTTCTACCCCCTTCCCATGGGTAACGGTTGAAAAAATATAGATTGTATCAGAGCCTTTGATTGTCATTCCTGTTACAACCTGTGCCGTTCCGGCTGGAATCAGTAATCTTTCACTGTTTTTTTCTCCTGCGGTAAATCCGGCATAAATGTCGCCTTCTGTAAGATTCTTCACAAGAAACTCTCTTCCCGTCACATCAAATTTAAAAGCATATTCTGTATTTGCTGTGACTGCTTTCCGCTGCATCTTAAATACTCCCATGTAACCTCCTTTCTGGAATAAAAATACCACCTATCCTTTTCTGATAAGTGGTACTATTCCTTATGATTTTTACATCTCATGCAAATTTCTTTATATTCAGGTACTAAAAGCACTCTTTCCGGCACTGTCCAATCAGGAGCAAGTCCCTCTGTAACCATGTGAATATCATAGCATAATGCATCATCAATCGTTTTTTTGAATATTGGACACATGATTTCCTCCTGCATATTTTTCCACCGCCTTCCTGATTTTCAAAGTGTTCTCATCAAATTCTTTACTCGAAAAAGCTGTTCTTATATTTTTATTTTCTACGTCTACATATGCCGCTCCATCTTTGCTATAATAGTTTACAAACCGTCCATTCCATCTGGTAAGTGAAATGTCTGATTTTTTTATAAAGTTTTCTGCCTCTTCACGGCTAACCATATGTGCCCGTTCTGCATTGATATGATTTGTATCGTATGTATAATCAGAAACATCTATCTTTTCTGGATTTACTTTTGGAATTCCTTTAATACCAGAATCTTTGAGAGCCTTTCCAATCTCATAATCTGTCTTAGTGTTTCCAGGATTCTTTTCAAAGTATTGTTTTAATGCTTTGAGTTGTTCCCATTTTTCAGGTTCATTATACTTCATTTCCTGGAAGTCTGCAAAATGTTTCGGCATATCTTTTCCTAAAACTTTTTGATATGCGTCAAATTGTCTTCGGTCTTTGGCTGCGTTTTTTACCGCCTTTTCTTGCGCTTCGGCTTTTGGCTTGCCTTCAACATATTGCTTGTACCACTCTTTATAAGTCATATTGGCAGGAATCTTTATTGTACGCCCCGTTTCGGGGTCGTAGGCGTTTCTTTTCATGTTTTTGAGGATTTCATCATCTACAATGTTTATCGTCGTGGAACGGCACCATGGATGCATTGGCGGGTAATTCTTCCCGGTCATTGCTTCTGACACCGAGAATGTTTTACCGTCTAATCCCCGGCACAATTCGCTGGTCCTTAAGTCCAAGATTGCCACATAACGATATTTTTTTATTCCCGCTTCTTTATAAGCCCTCTTTTGCAGTTCTCCATGTACAAAGGCTGACTCTGTTCTTACTAATCGTCTCGCCTGTATCATGCCAGTATGAAATGTTTTCTCAAAGGTCTGTGCTGTTTCTCTGTCGGTTCTTCCTGTAAGGAGGCTTATTACCATTTCTTCTTTTATCGTTTCTGCAAGATCTTGCGTGTTTTTCCAGATACGTTTGGAATAGTGTTCCCCGGACCAATTTATTGACAATGCATGAGCTATCTCTTTTTCAGAAATATTAGAAAAAGCAAATCCATAGCCCGTCTGTCGTTGGGTATTATAAATGGTTTTATAGTAGCTGTCTCTGGCCAGATTCTCAAAAAAGGTTGTGTCAAACTGTTTTTCTTGTTCATATACATTTTGCATCAAGAAATCTACCTGCTGCATCATATCTTTAAATCTCTCTATCCTGCTGGTATAAGCCGGAGCTTCTAATACTTTTAGGATGTCCTGTCTTCCTTTTCTTGTTTTCTCGTTTCTGAGAGCTAATAAGAGTTCATCTATGGACGTTTTATCCTGCATCTTATTTAAGAGTTCCCATGCCTCTACTTCGGAAAGTCCGTAATCTTTGCGGTACTTATCAAATACATCTCTGGCTGCATAGGTTAGCTGGGTCAATGCCTTTCGGTAAATCCTGTCTATTTTCTGTGCAGTCTTTTCTGCATCTTCCATTGCATGATACATATCCCATGCCGCTCTATTCTCCCAGTAATCACTCATCTACATCATCCTTTGTATCTTTGTTACCCGGTGGTGTATTTTCCTGCATACCAAATAGTGCCTGCTGTTTCTCGATTGCTTTCTCTTCCTCTTCGTCTAATCTTTTTAATTCTTCGTCAACGTCTTCTACAAAAGGAACTTGCGAAAGCAATGTCTTTCGGCTTATCTTTCCCCAGAGATTCGCTATGATCTGGGAAATCTCAAGAAGATTCTTTGGCAGAGCCCTCGTAAATGTCGGTGTGATTCCGGATATATCTATCTGCTGTCCTTTCAGGTTAAGAAAATTAGCAAAGATACGGAGTCTTTTTCGGAGTCCTTTTTTGTAATAGCGGGTTTTAATCTTTGTGATATTCTCCATGCCTAATAGTTTAAACTCCATCGCCACGCCGCTGACATTACCGCCGAAACTTTCATCTGTCATACAAGGGATATGGGAGAATTTATGAATGTCCTGTTCGATTGCTTTCTTTAAGATTTCCACACCGCTCTCATCGAATGTTCTGGTGAGATACTCCGCTTTCGCTCCCTCGCCTGGCATTTCTAATACTTTTCGCTGTTTCACTTTCTGCATTGCTGTTTTAATGCCGTCTTCTTCTTTCCCCTCATCATCCGTTACCGTATCGTCCGCAAGTAATGTACCGTAAATTGCCAAAATCGCATCAATGAACTGTTCTTTATCGGTGATGCGGTCACTCATGAGAGCATTATACGCATCAATAAGAGGAATCTGCAGCTCAAAGTCTCCGATTGCCAATTTATTGTTCTGGTATTCTATGATCGGTATCTCTCCCATGTGATGAATATATGGGACTTCCGTTGTTGGCTGTATCGTTGGGGTATTTTCGATATCTAACTCATATTTATAATTCACTGTCACAACTGTTGCCATGTAGTGGTCTGGAGATCTTCCGGAATCATCTTTCTTGACATAATAATAGACAGCAAAGAGCTCATTCTCCTCAATGCTGTCATCTTTTACCATGAAAGTATTCTCTGCTGAGATATTTTTAATGCAGAGAGTTGTTTCATTCTCCTTCACATAAATATATTCATAGGCTAATCCGTAGATAGAAAGCTCTAATCCATTGTCTCCGTCCGCTTCATCCGCTCCCGCATCCTCTAAAGCATCCGTTAGCACTGTAATGTCAGCAGAAGATTTATAGGAGACTGGGTTGCCGATGAAGTAGCTTACTACTGTGTCAGAGATATCTTTTGCATGATTACATACAAGTTTATTTTCTCGTTCGGTGTCTCCAAGTATTTTATGTTTGCCCTCGTAGTATTCTATATTTTTCCTAAGTTTGCTTGCCAGGCTGATATGTTTACTGATTAATTGACGGAGCATCTGTTTGTCCGGGCTGCTCTCGTCAAATCGTTCCCTTGGTATTGTAAATGTATATATTGTTCTCACCTTCTTATCTTAGCTTTCTTCATTCTCGCTACCCTATTGCCTAATATCGTAGAACAAAAGTAACGTGCTGCATCGCATCCATGGTCGAACTGTTTCACCGGTTTATCTTCTCCATGCTCTAAAGCTTTTTCATCCCAGATGTAAGAAGCAAATTCTCCAATCGTATTCACGCAGGACTTTTCAAAACAAATTTTGCAAAGATTTAATAATGTTCCTACAAGACGAATGCCGTCTAAGACATCATTCTTTGCTTTTAACACTTTATATCCTCGCTTTCGCAGTTCTGCGATGAAGGACGCTGCAGAAGGGTCCACGATAATCGCTTTTATCTTTGTTCCATCCAGCCACTCTTTTAAATCATCCGCATATTCTGCATCTGTTTTCTGCTTTCCTTTGTCTCTTCCGGAGTAATAATACTCTCTTGTGCAATACCAGACTCCATCTGTGCCTTTGTTCCACAGTAGGAATACTGTTGCATTCTGCGTACCATAGTCGCATGAAACATAACGGTTTTTATTTATTAATAGATGAAAAAACTCACGGATATTTTTTACATGCTTTTCTTCATCGAACATGTCATAAATAATACCTTCCGCTGCCGCCCAGAGGCCTTTGATATATCTCTTGTAGAAAACCCCTGTGTACATGGAACGATATCTTTCTTTAATCTTTTCCGTTAAAGAAAGATTGTCATCCATCGTGAAGTGCAGATACAAGATTTCTTTTAGTCCTGCATCTTTTCTTTCTCTGGCCGCTTCCTGTTTTATTTTTTCTGATTGCTCTTTTCCGAGATATCCTGTAGATTTATTTATCCATTTTTGTTTAAACCAGTGATATGGTCCGTCTGGGTTGCAGTTAAACCAATATTTTGAACCATCTACGGAACATCTTCCTGTTGCCTGATTAACAAAAGACTCCGGCATCAGTGCAACTTCATCAAAAAAGACCCCTGCCAGGGTAATACCCTGAATGAGGTCTTGTGAGCGTTCATCCTTTCCACCAAAAATATAAAAATAATTTTCCTTTCCATTTCTGCGAACAATTACGAGATTGTCCGCTCTATGGTCTTCTACATAGTAACCGCGGCTTTTAAGCATCAGTTTCAGCCAAAACAAAACATTTCGCCTGAAAGAACCGATTGTTTTTCCGCACATCGCAAAGTTTTGACCGTCAAACGATTCCATCGCCCACATAGCAAATGAGAGCGACATAGAGACTGTCTTGCCCGAACGTATTGCTCCATCTGCTATGATGCCGTCCATATCGTGAACTGGAGAGTTTGGCATCCACCAGGTAAGGATTTTCTTTTGTTTACGAGAAAATGGTCTAAACTTAAAGGCTGCTTTCTTTACTCTTCTTCCCATACTGCGTATGCCTCGCCTTTCAGTGCTTCTAGGAAGCCATCATCTTCTGTTTCTTCTTCATCCACACCAGATATAATTGCCGTCTTCGCCCTGATCTGCTCGATCCTAGCTTTCTGCTCCTCTGTTGCAAGTTCATAATTACTATGCAACAGTTCATCATATTGCTTTATCAAGGACCTTAATTCT